GACTTTAATAAGCATTTTAGAGGCAAGTATGCACACTTAATAACTGTAACTATTTGGGCATTCAAGGAGAACTTTGCGGATTTTCCATCTGGGTTTCAGATAGACGGGCAGGACGGCGTTTCAGAAATCCTTACTCTACTACAGAAACAGCCGATCAGCCCAGAGGAAGAGAACAAAGAATAATAATGAAATCTGTAGAAGAGGATACTTCCTTAGTCGATAAAGACTTCTTCTTCTACAATATAGCATCTAGTGAGTATTGTCCAGCAGCAGATCAATCTATAAGAATATTGAAACATAATTACTCCCTTAGAGATGTACTGAAAATGAGAGAGATGATTGATATTTATGAAGCTAGAGACACTGCACACAGGCTAGATAACCCACAAACATAACAGGAGCGGCATAGACAATGATAGCGTTAGATGATCACGCCCTACAACTCCAGTGGGATAGTAGTAAGATAGATAAAGGTTTTAAAGATTTAGAGAGGAAGTTTACTAAGTTTGGTAAGATGGATATTAAAGCTTCTGTCTCTCCTGATATGAAAAGAGGAGGTGCTAGAGGCAGTGCATCTTCTATAAGCCAAGGAGAGAGAGATAGGGGTATAGCTAACTTAGATGCTACCACTCTTAAGGCTAGACAGCAAATAGAAGCTTTGAATAAAGTAGGCTCTAAAGAAGCTAGAAGTAAAATACTAGCATTAGAGGCTGCTGTCAAGCGTCTTAAACTAGCAGAAGATGGTCTCAATAAATCTACTAATACTACAGACAAAACCTTCATACGTTATAAGAAGACTTTACGAGATACTAAGAATCAAATAAACAGTATGTCTAAAAGTACTAACACACTAGCTAGGAAGTTTACTACTACTAAGTTTGCAGCAGATGGTTTAGCATCCTCATTGAAGAACTTAGGCCGCAGTTGGTTATCTGTATTTGCAGTGATGGCGGGTGCAAGGCACATAGTTAATGTAGGTAGATCATTTGAAGATATGTCTTCTACATTATTACTATCATCAGGCAATGCAAAACAAGCTGCTGTAGATTTTGAATTCTTAGCAGCAATGTCTCAGAAGATGGGCTTAGATATTGATAGTACTTCTAAAGCCTATGCCAAGTTTGCTGTAGCAGGCAGTACAGTGGGTTTATCCAATGAAGTAGTTAAGAACACTTTTGAAGATATATCTATTGCTGTACGTGCAACAGGTTTGGAAACACAAAGAGCTAACTTAGCTTTCCTAGCATTTCAACAGATGCTATCTGGCCCTGTTATTCAATCTCAAGAGATGAACCAGTTGGTCGAGCAGATGCCCCAGTTCACAGGTTTAGCTAAGAAAGCTTTACAAGAGATGGGACATGAGGTTATAAACATACGAGATACGATAGCTACAGGTACAGTAGAGTCTTCTGAGTTTGTTAAGAAAGTAGCACACTTAATGAAAACTCAGGCAGTCGATACAGGAGCCTATGCTAAATCTTTAGAAAGTGTAACAGCTCAGATGGCTAGATTAAAAACAGCCACAGATTTAAATATACTGACATTTAGTAAGTCAGGTTTTACTAAGGGATATGCTAAATTTCTACAGTCTCTAACCCAGTCTATGAGGAAATTAAAACCTCTTTTCGTATCATTAGGTGCTTCTCTTGGAGAGGCAATGGAGTTCTTAGCTATAGCATTAGATATATCTAATATTCTTCTAATGCCAGTACTGCTTCTAGTAGATGCCTTTAATGACATTAGCAGTTCATCTAAAGAATTCTTCAGTAATATAGCAGACGGTAACACAGAACTGAAGAAAGGAGAGACTATACTTAACGCTTGGAAGCGTTGGTGGATGGGTATTACAGGGTTAGCCTTACAACTTAAAGGTCACTTCAAGATAGGAATAGGGATGGCTGAAGAGTTGGTCAATATGGTGAACTCTATACAAGACCCCTTTGCATTCTTTAAGGCTCTATCCCCTAATACAGAGATAGGTGCTGAACTAAGAGCTAAACAAAGTAGAAGTGAAGCTGAAGGTACTAGACTAGCAGGTATTAAGACAGGAGACACCACTATTGAAAATGAAATAACGATCAATGGTGATCCTGACTTAATAAGAAGTACCTTAGATGACGTAATGGGAAGTTATATGCAGAATGCCTACAGTGGAGGTGGATAATGTCTATTTTCTACTTAGAAGTTGAAGGTGGTACTATTTATGCTATGAATGCTACTACCTCTATTAAGAGGCAATCGCAAGGTGTTTTATCTAACTCTTTAGTAGAAGATGGTAACTACAGTGCAGACAACTATGTGATCAAGCCTGTTACTTTAACGTTCTCAGGTATTATCACAGACATATCTACATTCTCTGGTACTAACTTTGACATAGATCCTGAACAGTATTTAGATGGCTTAAAAAGAATACAAGTAAATAAAACACCTATTAAAGTAATATATAGTGATATACAAGCTCCAGATAGTAATTGCTACTTTACTAGTTTCACCCATACACAAACGGGTGTTAATGGTAGATCATCTGGAGGGGCAAATAGCTTTAAGGTAGATTTCACCTTACAACAAACTAGGTTTGCAAGAGGTGCTACTTTAACTTCTAAACCTTCTGGAGTATTGAGTTCACAATTGGCCGCTAAGGCTGAGAAGAATTCTACTACTAAAGGTTTGAACCCTAGTGTGAATGACACTGCCGTAGCTGGAGCTAAAGATGTAGCCAGAGGCAAAGCCTTGGTTGCTCAATCGCTAACATTTGAATAGGAGGTCTAAATGGCAATAGAAATACCAGTACCAGATCTCTCTGTCTCTGAGATAAACATAACACTGTCTGGCATATCCTATAACTTTGTATTTAGAGAGAACTCCAGAGAGTCTGGCAGATTATATCTGGATATATATATTAATGACTCCCTACTTAAAGGGGGTATTAAGATTATGGAAAACCAAGCCCTAATAGCAAGATACGTACTAGACGACTTCCTACATGGAGAGCTATTCTGTCTAAGAAAGACTAACACTCTTAATGAGGTAGTAAGAAGTAATATAGGTTTAAGTAAAGACTACGGCCTATATTATTTGACTAATGAAGAGTTGGAGGAGTAAATGTCTTATGAGAAGTTTGACAGGCGGTACTCCTTAGTTATAGGCAGACCTGCTACAGCAATTACTAGAAGTGTTCCTACAAGTATAGCTAATACATCTACACTAACAGTTCCAAGATATCTAGCAGCTTCTAGGTTAATAGATAACTCACTAGGAGATATTAGTGGCGGTGTCAAGGTAGACTACAGGACTACACCAGATCATTTTATAGATATACGCGACCTTAGTATGAGAGCTAAGATTGTATATAAGAAATCTGGCAATAAAGGTGGCAACCAGTTCTCCACTATCTCCCTAGATAACCTAACAGAAGACACTAAGAATCAGATCAGAGTGAATGATTTTATATTCCTTAAAGCAGGCTATAGGTTAGATATAGGCCAAGAAGATGTAGACTATGATGACTTACCTCTTATCCTAGCTGCACAGGTAACTAAAGTAGAGACTAAGCGTAGTAACAGTGCAGCTACAGTAACTACAGATATAGTTTGTGGAGATAACATACTCCCCAAGAAGAGTATTAAAATATCTAAATCTTGGGCTGGAGGTACTACTAAGAGACAAGTGTTAGATGACATGCTTGATATAGCTAAGGCTAACTATGTACCTATAGGTAAAGTGCAAGAGGAGATAGAAGGTTTTATCAGTCCCCTTAAAGAGTTGTACCCTTACGGTTATAGCGTAGCAGGCAACTTGTTTGAAGAGATTCAGAACCTTTGTGATAGTGTTGATTATAGATTCTACACTGTATTGGGTAAGATATACATAGAGGGTAAAGGTGCAATAAAGACTTTTGAAACTGTTCAGATAGTCCCTCAAGTACTTAAAGAGCCTTTACAGAGATATTCAGATAACTCCAGTAAGGCTCAAGGCAGCAAAGAAAGTAGTACAGGGATTACAGCTAAGATGTTCTTAGATGGTAGGATACTTACCAATATGGCATTAGATGTTATAGGACAAGGAGATGATTGGGACGGGCTATACCCCATAGCTAGTATTGCACATAACTTGGATTTTGAAGGTAATAACTGGGATACTACAATAAAAACAACGAGATTATAACGTGACAGATAAAACATTCAAAGATACTGTAAGCGACATAGTTAAAGAGTTTGTATATAACAATATTAACCTCACTATACCAGCCAGAGTTGTCAGTGTATCTCAGTATCAAAGTAAACAACAAATAGATGTCCAACCTCTTATCAACTATTT